CATCTTTCTTGACCTTTCTGATTTGTCCGTTGCCATTACAGGCAGAACATCTTTTTGCTTTCTGTTTGTACAACACTTCTGTATTAGCACGAACAGTACTACGGTACTCTGTGTCTGTCATGTGATAGTCTTCAAACATATCAGCCCATACCTTTTTGTCCTTTGGTTTTCTGCTGTAGATAACCCAAGACAATTGCTCTGGACTGTTCAAGTTAATTGGCCTATCACCCATCAAGTCACGTACCTGTTGTTCAAGTTCTTGTACCAACTGATCACGTTCCTGTTCAAACTCTTTACGTACCTCTTCTAATGCGTCCTTGTCCACACTAAACCCACGTTGATATATCTTGGCGAGGTGTACAGCCAACTGATTAGATAACTTAACTGTTTCTGCCAGTGTAGTGCATTCCTCGTATGATGTCTGCAAACGTAGGTATAATTGCTGCGTAGCATGTAAGTCGTGGGAGAGGTACTCTGACAACTCTGCGTGTGGAATGTCACGCACAGAGTAGCCCTGCTTGAAGTATTCCTTCAATGTATCCTGCTTCTGTGTGTCAAGGCTGTACCGTTCAGCACAAGCTTCAAGAGACAGGGGTTCCTTCTGCCCACGTTGCAGCACATACTCACCCAACATGGTGTCAAAGATTGCACCTTCGTAGATGAATCCTGACTCCCACAACCATATCAAATCGTGTGCTGCATTGTGCATAATTAGAAGGGCGGTATTGTCCAATGCTCTCTGGACAATTGACCGCCCCCCTGATGTGGGTTCATGCTCAGAGTGATCAAAAGTTACAAGCTCTTCATTTCCAAGATCATCTAGCATACCCACCATAACCAATGTATTCTCAGGTTCAAACGGATCAAGGTGTAGCTTGCCGTTACGTTTCACCACAGTGTTTTCAATGTCAAGGGTAAGGTGTTTCATTTATTCAATTGGTCCTTCATGCCAGTAATCCCAATCATCTATTACCAGATTATTGTACGTTGCGTCAAGGTCTTTTTGAAACTGTTTATCATTTGCTTTTTCCTGCATAGCTTCTAATGCTTCTGTCAAAGTAAGATTAAACCGTTTCATCTGTGACACTAAAGATATTGCGGTTAGTTCATCATTTGTCATTTCATTTCTCCTACGTTCATTGGGGCGTATGCTTCGCCATTATAATTAGTGGGTGTTTCGTAGTCACTGACTAACCCTATGAATATGAGTACAAGTATTATAACAATCGTACCTCTTACACTCATATCTACAAACTGTTTGTATGTTTTTTCTGCTTGCAATTGTGCTTCTTCTCTTGGGGTCATTTGCTAACACCCCTTAGTAGGGCATCCCATGATACGGGAAAATTTTCACTCATTACTCTACTGATTTGATTTGCAACCTCTCGTGTCTCTGCTTGTGTGTCAGGAGCACAACGTAGGTTACACATATCAGCAAAAGCATCAAGGCTACCAGACCAGTACCACTCAGTCATCATTGACTGTGGCAGTATCATACGTGCTTGCTCTGGGCAGACCCCATCTTGTAGCATCTCTAAATAAGCTCTTCTAGCCCAAATAGAAGCCTTTGCTTCAGACCTCATAGTAGAACTAGATGGAATTATTGAACCACCTGACCCTTGCTTCTTGTCTTCTACCTTACGTCTGTATGTAGCAGGTTCATAAAACTCAGGCTCTTCATCCACATACCTACGGCTGATTTCATTCCAACGTAGGAACTTATGCTTCACAAGTTGACGTGCTACAAATACAGGTGCTTTTACGTGGAAGCTGGCAAAGCAATGACCAAAGGGTGACATGTGCTTGTGTTTTGCAAGATAATAAATAAGCTTTTCATCTTTTTCCTCAAGCACCCACTTGCCTATCATATTATCAACACAGATCATACCTGATCTTTTACCGAATGATACACGGGCAGCATTCACTACTGTAATATCACCGCCCATGTGATCTAACTTAGTTACTTGTATCATACTTGATACCTCGCAGTCTTGTATTCCAATTCACAATGGACAACACCATGCCACCCACTTAGTTTATTCTTCACGACATTCAAGTGGCGTTCATTATCTTCTTCGTCTTGTCCATCAACCACAGGGTTCTTGGCAATCAGTATCATTAGGTCAGCTTCTGCTGCCTTACCTGTACGTGAGCCTTCCATCATGCTCTGGTTCAGTAGCACCTTGCCCTCTGCATCAGCAGATAGTTGAGACATGTAAAAGATAGCACAGTTGTGTGCCTTTGCAATCTGACGGGCATAGATGGCATTAGCCTTCAGTGCTTCATCAGGACGTGCATAGCCACCTGTACGTGCAAACTTATCACCCATGTCTAAGATTACAATGTCAGGTTTGTATGACTTGCACACGGACTCCACCCATGACATATCACGATCACTTGCATCCTTGATCTTGATGTTGTTAGTCACAAGGGAATACAGATCACGTGCACGGGAAGGATTATTCTTGACCTCTTGCATGGTCATGCCAGTGGCGGCAGTCAAGTACCTTGCCCCAACACGATGTGATGCCTCTTCATTACACAGGATCACACACTTGGCACCTTGATGTGCAAAACCATTCGGCCCAGCAATCAGTGACGCATGGAATGATGTCTTACCTGTGTTAGGACGTGCACCTACCTCAATTAAATGCCCTGCATTCACACCCTCTACCTTACGTGTGAGGGTAGGTATGTTAAACGTCCACTGTGATTCCAAGTCATTCTTTGCAAGCAAAGTTTCAATGTCAATGTCATCCCACTCAATACGAAGATCAGGTGTGAAGTCATCTGAATACCGTTCCAGTATGTCACGTAGGGGTTCAAGGCTACCCTTTGTACCATTCACATAGTCAAAGCCAAGGTTAGCAATGTCCTCGCCCACGACCTGTTGAAACAGCTTAGACAACACTTCTTGTGCTACGTCACTACCCATTGGTGACTCTTTCTTGATCTGATTAAACAGAGAACTGTAAGCTTGTTTCTGTGCAGTGGTAAGTGTAGGATTGTTTGACATAAACAATGCCTCAATCTCGTCAGGTGTGACGGTACGTTCATACCTATCCATAGCACGATCAATAGCTTGCTTGATCTTACGTACATCTTTACTGAACAGTCTGTCAGGACACTTTGCTCCACGATGATCCTCGTAGAACTCTTTGTCCATAAGACTGCGTATCAATGATAATTCCATTATGTTTCTCCTAAGTGTTGTAAGTTTTTAAAGTCGGTAGAGTTACGATATTTTAGGTCATCAGTCAGACGTAATACCTTTACGTTGTCTACATAACCTCGTAGTTCTTTTGCAAATTGCAATGTCTTTGGTAGGGCATCGGGGTCAAGTGCAATGATTACCGTTGTGAACCGTGATAAGTACTGCTTATGTACCTCAGAGAGTGACGTACCCAACACTGCTACCCCGACATATACGCCACTCTCTGAGCATCCAGAACTGCCTGTCGCACCTACAATAGCTGCACTCACACAGTCCTCAACGACTACCCCTGTTTTACCATGTCCGTACACGTATGGCAAGGGGTTTTTTCCATATCTTTTCCACTTCGGTAACTTTTTTCCTAGTGCTCTGCCAGTGGCATCCACCATGATATTGTTATGCACCACAGGAAATACGACACGGTGCTCACGAACATCATACAAAAGACCTAGTGATATGGGGTCAATGTCCCAATCAACACAGAACTCAGTCACTGCATCCATGTCACGTACAATCCATTCAGGTTTCTGGAATGTGACTGCTTGTGTTTCGTCAGCTATAGTGCCTAATGATTTACGTATGTCGTCACTTGACAGGTGTACACGTGTGCCACCAGACACACTGCACCCTGCCTTGTAACAGTTCCACATAAGCTGTCCCATGTTATTGGTAGCTGTAAACGTCTTGACTCCCCCACATACAGGACAGTTAGTACGTTTAGTCTCACCATTAACTAAGTGCATATCACTTATATACTCTTTTATATTCATTATGTATCACTCTCTGTGTTGTTCGTTTCACTCAAGCATACAGACATGTCACGTTGTGTCAAGGCATTATTTGCACTTTCAAACGTGTGCTTCATGTATGGTTTCACAGATGCAACATGTGTATGCCCTGTCACTGACATGATCTGAGGTAATGGTACACCTTTATCTACCATTTGTGTTACTCCTGTTCTCCGTATGTCCATAAGACGTAGCTCTTCGTCTAGCTTTGCTAACCGCATGACCCTTCGTCCAACCTTAGACAGTCTCTCCATTGCATAGGGCTGAAACAAACCGCCACGTGGTTGTGGGTGTGGTGCAACCCATTCTTGAAAACCAAAGTCTGCTTTCTGTTCAAGCAGCATCTCGTTCAAGTTATCACTGATGGGTAGGAACACCTCTGATCTACGTTTACTTTGCTCCAACGTAAGTTGTTGCTTATTTAAGTCAAGGTTATCCCAACGTAGCATACGCATGTCACCCAACCGTTGACACCACTCGTATGCCATGTGTACAATCAACCCAATGTTACGGTACTGAAAGTCACTGTACGCCACGTCAAGAAACTTGTTCACTTCACCGTGTGTCCAGATAACTTTACGTTGTTTCTGCTGTTTACGTTTGATTTTGGCAAAGGGATTTTGCTCTGCGTACTCCATTTGAATGGCGTAATTGTACACTCTACTGGCACATGTAGCCGCATGATTGGCAAAGCTGACACCACGTTCCACCCATTGTTCATATGCACGTTTTGCAATCTTAGGTGTAACGTCTTTGTACTTCCGACACCCAATTGTCTGATGAACAATGGTCAAGAAGTACCTGTAATCTACTTTAGTAGAGTCACGTAACATCTTGAAATCATTAGACAAGTAATAAAAGTTTATAAGGTCTGTGACCTTGCTGCTTGGCTTTAGCTTTACAACTTTAGCTTGTTCTTCACGGTATGCATCTATCTCCGTGTTGTAGTTACGAGCAATCTGTCTGACCACCTTTGGATCATCACCCAACTCTTCACGGCTGAAACCTACGTTCACCAGTGTCTGAGGTGGATTAAAACGGTAAGAGATGTCACCCGAAGGTGACACCCGTTGCTGTACATATCGTGGCAGTGTTCTCATTAAGCAGCTTCCAACTGAATGAAACGGTTATCAGATACCCACTTGGATACCTCTTGTTCACGACTGAACATGCTGATAGCCTGTGTGTCATTGCCTGTGTTACGTAGGTTGAACCCGTTACGTTCATCGGCATACGATGCATAGTTGGTGAAGGCAGAATACAATGCCCACTTGTTATGCCCACGTGTAGCTGCTTCTTGGCAGTACAGGCTGTACATTTTCTCTGCCTTACGACGAGATGAAATCATCTCTTCAAGCAAAGACTTGACATCTACATACCTTGTGGAAGTCTGCGCCCACACCTGCATCTTTGCAGTCTCTTCGTAGAAGTCACGCCGTGCACGTACCAGTTCCTTGATGAAACCGTCCAGTGTAAAGTTGGATGTGTTCTTCTTACGTACCTTGTCATACTCACCACGAATTAGCCCGTTGATACAGAAGAAATCAATAGCACCAAAGAATGCTTGGTTGCTGCATGATCCATCAATACCATGCAATGATATGATACGATTACCCAACGTAGTTGTGTGCTTGTCACTGCTAATCTCTACCTGCATGTCAGGCAGAGTAATGTCCAGCATAGACCATGCACCATTACGTGCAGACCGCCACTTAAACCTAGCATTCTCCATCTCTGATGGGTCAAGGTTCTCTGTGATTGTATCATACACACCACGGTAGAAGTCACCGTGTGATGCACAGGTAAACTTGTCACCTACAACACCAAGGTATTCACCTGTGTCTGCATTGATGACATATTTTTTATCCTTCACTTTAGTGGGTTCAAACTCCACAGGAAAGTCAAGGTAGTGTGGTACGTCAAAGTTTGTAATATCAAATGGCATCATTTGTCTCCTTCTAATTGTGCACGTATATCTGCTAGTAAGTCTTTAAGTTTTTTGCTGTTTGCCATGCGGGTATTAGGCAGTATCTCTTCACACATTTTTAGCAAACGCAGTTCAAGTTCTCTTGTCATTCAGTCTCCTTTCATTTGGTATGTGGCAACTGTGCCATAGTTATATAAGTATGTCAACACTTACTTGTAAAAAATATGTGATCCATACTCAACTGTTTTAGTTAACTGTTTAGCCCACGATGGTTTTACATACGTGGCATGGTAGTGTGTAGCACCCTTGGTCATATCAGGGACATATCCTTGCAACACATCATATGCTACG